ACAGTCTTTAGTTAATGGTTTATCTTAACCAAAATGGTGTTGCGCGAACCTACGCAGCGCCCCTTCATAAATGAAGGCGCTGCTTCGGTTCTTGCGCTTCCCCCCTTGTTTTGTTTGCGAAAAAAATGATATCAAGCGAAGAAAGGGGCTTTATGAGCCCTAAAATCGCGGTTCTTTTTTTCAGACAATAATTATACGTCCGATGAGAGATCGTGGGTTTTAGGCGCTGAAAACCGCGTTTTTCGCGAGGGAGTATATAAACGAAATCATGGTTTTTTAGGTGCCCCCAAAAACACCGGAAAGCCAGGAGACAAGATTTTCCTTGTTTTCTAACTTTTCGATGAGGTGTAGGTACCATACTACCCTATAAGAAGGATTTTGAGCAAAATCAATATGGGCAAACCATGTAATGTAGTAATATAGTATGGGGCTTCTATTACTACAAGTTTGTGGACTTATTACTTTTACACTATAACTACTATATTACTATATATTCACTATGTACTTACTATATTTACTATATTACTTACTATATTATGTTATATAAGGATATATAATATATAAGTATTAGGTATATAAATATGGCGTTGGTCGTAAAATTCGCTTTTGTATATATTATTTTGATTAATATTTTGGTGACGACTTCCATAAAAGTTGGTATTATATATGGCAGAAGATAAAATTTTTTCACAAGCTGATCTTGATCGTATTATCGGAGAACGGCTTGCACGCGATAGAAAAGAACGTGCGGAAGAGTCTAGTGTAATTGATGGGCTGAAAAAAGAGCTTGCTGATGAGAAAGAAAAAAATGCTGCGCATGGTCTGGAGAAGATTAAGACTAGGCTGGCGCGGGAGGCAAAGCTTCCGGATGGTCTTTTGGGATTTGTGCAAGGCGCCGATGAAGATAGTATGCGTGAGTCGATTGATGCTTTGATAACGGGAATTGGGCCCGGACCAAACGTAGGTGGATCAACTAATCCTGCTGGTGGCAACACCTCACCAAAAGTTTACACGAAAGCCGAATTGGAGCAAATGGAACCGGCTGAAATAAACAGGGATTGGACTAACATACAGAAGCAGTTGGCTTCTGGTCTAGTAAAATAATATTAAGGAATTATTATGACTATTGAAGGATTTATTGGCACTGTTTGGAGTGCCAGACTATTAGAGAACCTACAAAAGAGTTTGGTTTTTGGACAGCCCGGTGTTATCAATCGGGATTATGAAGGCGAAATAAGCGGCAAAGGATCTACTGTCAAAATAACTTCTATCGGTGACATCACTGTTGGAAATTATACTAAAGACAGCGACATATCTGATCCGGAAGCCCTTAATGATGCACAGGCGACATTAACCGCTACTGAAGCTAAATACTTTAACTTCTCCGTGGATGATGTTAGCAGGGCCCAGATGTCTAATAACATCATGGATGCTGCTATGAGGCAGGCTGCCTATAATCTGTCAGATGTCGCTGATCAGTTTATTGCAGGATCTTCTTATGTTGATGTTGCAACTGCTAACAAGATCGGATCTGATACTGCTGGCAAGGTTCCTAATACAACGCCTGGGACAACTGCGTATGATTACCTGCTGCAGATGGGCACTAAGCTATCTGAGGCTAATGTTCAGAAACAAGGCCGCTGGGTTGTTGTACCGCCCTGGTTTGTAGAAAAGCTGGCTGCTGATGCAAGATTCACTGATGCAAGCGCAAGCGGTTCTACAGATGCACTGCTTAATGGTAGTGTTAAGAGGGCTGCTGGATTTGATATTCTGGAGTCTAATAATGTGCCTACGGTTGCTGGATCTGGCGGAGATGCAGGCAAGACCAACTACAAGATCATTGCGGGAGTTCCATCTGCTATTACATTTGCAGACAGCGTGAACAAGGTTGAGGCTTATCGACCTGATAAGAGGTTTGCGGATGCTGTTAAAGGCTTACATGTTTATGGCATGAAGGTTGTAAGACCGTCTGCACTGGCTTTGCTGACTGCACGGGCAACAACTTAGGTGATTCAAAATGGTAAGAGATGTGTTAACTGGAAATGACGTTGCTTGGAATACTTTCCAAAATGAAGATGTTGGCGTCGCTATTGTCAAGGCTGATGATGCTGAGATTAGCGTTGCGGATGTAGCGCAGGCGGATCATAAGGCCTTGATGCTTAGATTTTCTATTAGTGCAGCTACCGCTGCTGATACTATTACTATCAAGGCGGGAGATGGCTTTAGAAGCGGACTAGGCGATCTGGTACTGAGCCTAACTGGCGGTGTACAAGAAGTGCTTTGCGGGCCATTGGAGACAGCTAGATTTAAGATTCAGAATGCAGTAACCGACAAAGGCAAGATCTACATAGATTATGCTGGATCTACTATTGCTGGAACTGCATTCCTGTATCTGATTGAAAAATAGAGGGCTATAAAATGCCTTCTATTTCTTTATGGGATGCCTGGCAAACGGGAATAATAACAGAAGAGCAATATAATGCGTTGTTGGAGAATGGGGCGTTTCCTAATACGATTTGGACACCTGGAGCTTTAGATTTGCCAACAACCAGCAGCATTATGACTGTCGTAAAAACTGTTGGACTTGTGGGCACTAAAACGCAATCTGTCGTTGTAAAAAATACGGGAAGCACAAATTCCTTGAAGGTATTAGTTGAATTTTATGTGGACGATATGCAGGTTACTAATATCGACAATATTGTTGAGCCCGACAATGATCCCCACTGGCTAAATATGGAGGGTGCATTTACAAAGGTTGCAATAAGTGTCCAGGATGCGGTGGCGGGCGACCATACTACATATGAGATCGGGGTTGTGGCAGCATGACTATTGCGGATACGGTGCCTTATGCAAGCGTATTGGAGTCCGATGACTATTTTGACACCACCAACAACCACATGTATTGCAGCGAATGGACTTTTACTGATGCGGGAGCTACTGCACAAGTCACAACACATATGTCACTGCCGCTGGCTGAAAGGCTAACGTTTATTGCGAAAAATCCGGGCATCGCGGGCAATCTGGTAAGTGTTACTTGTGAGACTGGAACGGGTCCGGGTGGCGCTTTAACAATTGTGGTCACGGGCACGCATATTTTGATTCAGATGGCGTCTGGCGGAAGCGCAACCTACCAGATAAGGACTTTGATGTTGGCTACGCCTGCGGTTATGGCCCTGTTAAGCGATGTAATCAAATACGGAAATACGGCGTATAGTGACCATTCTGCTGTTTTTTTGTCTGGCGGTTTGGATCCTTATTCAGCGCCAAAGCTGCCGTGCTTGTGTGAGGCTACCCGGAGGATCGATGGGCTGAATTTAGCGGGCAAGAAAGTAGTTAGCACGCAAGTCAATCAGTTTCCAAGGGTCTATACTAAGGCGGATGGATCTACTTATACACAAAGTGCGGTTCCTGAAGATGTGAAACAGGCTTGCTGCGAGGAAGCTTTGGCTATCCTGAAGTATGGGAATACTTCCCGGTATAAGTTGAAGACAGAGGGTGTCACCAATTTTACTGTCGGGTCTATAAGTGAGACTTTTGATGGCAAGATGTCTGCATTGCTTAGTCATGAAGCTGCCCGCATCATGAAAAAGTATGTGGGCAAGGGCTATACCATGAGGCGGTAAGCATGGTTGTTACAACGCCTTCTAGCATATCTTTCTACTTGAATACGCCGGTTGTTCTTTCCGACAGCAATAGCGAATATTATGGTACTGCGCCTTATTTTTCTACAGCCATTAATTTAATGGTGCGCTGGGAAGACCTCACCAAGGAAATTGTGGGTCTGACGGAAACTTATGAACCGATTAATGCAGTTGTAAGTTCTGATGTTTTTATCGATTTTGATTTAACTTATAGATTAAGGTTCTTTATAAAAGAAGGAAAGCCGTACTGGATCAAGCAAGTGAAGGTTGTGCCTAATCTGGATGGCGGCATAGATTATTATCAGTATTTTGTGGTTAGAATAGCGCATTTTTAGTAAAGTCTGCCATAAAAATTATAAAAATTTTATAGTAGTTAAATCATGATATTAAGTTGCTAAGATCTGTGTCCGTGTTTCTTATGGTGTTTCTTCTGCTAATTTGATGTATAGCCTTCGCTGGCACGAGAATATCTGGACTTTTGTCACTATCATTAAGACTACCATCCTTGGTTTCTTTCACCATCAAGTCAGCAAGTCCATCTTTGCTGTTAGATTGAGGTGTAGGTTTTGGTCCTGGCTTAACGATATAGCTGCCTTCTGATTTTGTTGTAACCAAGCTACTCCAATTATCGTCTTCAAAACGGTAGAATTTCTTTGGAATTGGACATTTATTATCACGGATCGTCCCTTCTAACTTTTTTTCTGATTCATCCATACTGATTTCAAGTTCGAATTGGTCGATTTTCTTGTAACATCTGTAAGGCATTCGTGATTTGGTTTTGGAACATTCCCATTCATCTATATTCCCTGCTGGCATAATTAAATTTAATCCTTTGCTAATATATCAAATTATGCATGGTTTCCTATCGTAAAAGTCTGTTTGAAATCTTTATAATGAGTAAAGTTGAAAGATTTTTGGAATTGTTGGCCACCAACTTTACTTTCTCCATGTAATTATAATAAAAATAGAATGGAATAAAGACACGCCAATGTCTTTAATCCGAATTTAGAAGGTATTAAATATGAGTAGAACTAGAAGTATAAATACTTTTTGGTCAATCTTTGATGAGCCAATATGCATAGATGGAAAGCCAGTAGGCGTCATAGAATATGATGAAAACAATTGCTGGGACCTTACTGGTATTTTTGATGGGACTCCTAATTGGAAGCCCAAAACTATAAATACTAGAAGCACTTTAGATTAATGTTCTAAACATTTTTTATTAGAACTTGAATATAAAATAAATTATAACGAGAAATAAATTATGACTGATGAAATACAAGAATTCGATCCTATATATAATTATATCGGAAAAATAACCAGGCTTAGACATAATGAAAGACAATATCAAGCTAAACTGATTGCTATCAAGGGCAA